ACACAGGAGACAATGCTTATGATGGTGAAAAACTAAAACTATTAGTGCATGATGAAAGTGGTAAATGGGAAAGACCTAATGACATACAAAATAACTGGCGTGTCACTAAAACAACATTAAGACTAGGTTCTAGAATTATAGGTAAATGTATGATGGGATCAACATCAAACGCTTTAGACAAGGGTGGTAGAAACTTTAAAAAATTATATGATGACTCAGATGTTAAAAAAAGAAATGCCAATGGACAAACTCGTTCAGGACTCTATTCTTTGTTCATACCTATGGAATGGAATTACGAGGGATACATTGATTCTTATGGCTATCCTGTCTTCGACACACCACCAAAAGAAGTGCATGGACCTCATGGAGCACCAATCAAAATTGGGGTTATTGAATACTGGGAAAATGAGGTAGAGGGTCTTAGACAAGATCAAGATGGTTTAAACGAATTTTATAGACAGTTCCCGCGCACAACTAAACACGCGTTTAGAGATGAGTCTAAAATGTCTTTATTTAACTTAACTAAAATATATCAACAAGTAGATTATAATGAAGACCTAGAAAGAAACTCAGTTGTTACTACTGGTAGTTTTCATTGGGAAGACGGCGTTAAAGATACTAAAGTTATATTTGTTCCAAATAAAAACGGTAGATTTAAAGTATCATGGGTGCCACCTATTCATTTACAAAACCAAATATTTGTAAAGCACAACATGAAATACCCAGCCAACGAACACATAGGCGCGTTTGGCTGTGATAGTTATGATATATCAGGCACGGTAGACGGTAAAGGTTCTAATGGATCTTTACATGGTTTAACTAAGTTTAGCATGGATGAAGCTCCTTCTAATCATTTTTTCTTAGAGTATATAGCTAGACCACAAACCGCTGAAATGTTTTTTGAAGACGTATTGATGGCTTTACATTTTTATGGCATGCCAATATTAGCAGAAAACAATAAACCAAGGTTATTGTATTATTTAAAACGTAGAGGTTATAGAAATTTTTCTATGAATAGACCTGATAAAATTAAACTATCAATAACAGAACGAGAAATAGGTGGCATACCTAACTCAAGTGAAGATATTAAACAGGCTCATGCAGCGGCTATAGAAACTTACATAGAAGATCACGTTGGTGATTTAGGTGAGAGATTTGGTAGCATGTACTTTCAGCGAACTTTAGAAGACTGGGCTCAGTTTGACATAAACAATAGAACTAAACACGATGCTTCTATTAGCTCAGGGCTTGCTGTTATGGCGTGTAACAAAAATAAATATAGACCAATAAATGAAATAATTAGAGAAAAAGTTTCTTTAGGTTTTTCAAAATACAACAATAAAGGAGATTTTTCTAAAATAATAAAATAAATGATTCAAGGAAATTATAACAGTGGTTTTCCAAGTCAGGTGGTACCTGATGCAGAGAAAATGAGTTTAGAATACGGTACTCGTGTAGGTAGAGCTATAGAGTATGAGTGGTTCAGAAGCAATAGAGGTGGTGACAGATTTTCTATGAATTTTGCTAATTTTCATAACTTAAGATTATATTCTAGAGGAGAACAGTCTATACAAAAATATAAAGATGAATTATCTATTAATGGTGATTTATCTTACCTTAATTTAGACTGGAAACCTGTACCTATTATACCTAAGTTTGTAGATATAGTTGTTAACGGTATGTCTCAAAGAGATTACGATGTTAAAGCTTATGCTCAAGATCCTGAATCACAAAAGAAAAGAACTAATTATGCTGAAGGTTTATTAAGAGATATACAAGCTAGATCTTTTTTGCAAAAAGCAGAAGCACAAATTGGTATGAATTTATGGACTACATCAGCTCCAGAAAATTTACCTGAAAATAAAGAAGAATTAAGTTTACACATGCAGCTTAGTTATAAGCAGTCTATTGAAATAGCAGAAGAAGAAGCTATATCAAATGTAATGGCTCAAAACAAATACATACAGACTAAAAAAAGAATGTTGCAAGATTTAGTAGTATTGGGTATTGGGGCTGTAAAAACTAATTTTAATAGATCAAATGGTATAACTGTTGAGTATGTTGATCCAGCTAATCTAGTATACTCTTATACTGATGATCCTAATTTTCAAGATCTATATTACGTAGGTGAAGTAAAAATGATACACCTGGCTGATTTGCAAAAGCAGTTTCCAGAATTAACACCAGATGAATTAAAAAGAATAGAAAAGTTTCCAGGTACTCAAAACTACCTTAGAAACTGGAATGAATCACCAGACATGGTTGCTGTTTTGTTTTTTGAATATAAAACATATAGTAATCAAGTGTTTAAAATAAAACAAACTGATCAAGGTTTAGAAAAAGCGTTAGAAAAAACTGACTTTTTTAATCCTCCACCTAGCGATAATTTTGATAGAGTTTCTAGATCAATAGAAGTATTGTACACTGGTGCAAAAGTCTTAGGTATAGATAATATGTTATCCTGGGAAGTTTCACAAAATATGACTAGACCTTTTTCTAACATGACAAAGGTAAACATGAATTATCAAATATGTGCCCCTAGAATGTATAGAGGGCGTATAGAGTCACTAGTTGGAAGAGTAACAGGTTTTGCTGATATGATTCAGTTAACTCATTTAAAACTACAACAAGTTATTGCAAGAATGGTACCTGATGGTGTTTTTGTTGATGTTGATGGTTTAGCAGAGGTTGATTTAGGCAACGGCACAAATTATAATCCACAAGAAGCATTAAACATGTATTTTCAAACTGGTTCTATAGTTGGTAGATCTTTAACTCAAGATGGTGATCCTAATAGAGGTAAAGTTCCTATTCAAGAATTACAAACCTCTAGCGCAAATGGTAAAATACAATCGCTTATAGGTACTTATCAATATTACCTACAAATGATACGTGATGTAACTGGTTTAAACGAGGCTAGAGATGGTAGCACTCCTGATAAAGATGCTTTAGTGGGTATACAAAAAATGGCAGCAGCTAATTCAAATACCGCTACAAGACATATATTACAAGCTTGTTTATACTTAACAGTCAAAGCAGCTGAAAACATATCATTAAGAATAGCTGATATGTTAGAATATGATTTATTAGCAGACACTCTTAAAAAATCTGTAAGTAATTTTAATGTAGGTACGTTAGAGGAAATGAGTAATTTAAATTTATTTGAGTTTGGTATATATTTAGAACTTGAACCAGATGACGAAGAAATTGCTAAGCTAGAAGAAAACATACAAGTTGCTTTACAATCAGGCCAAATATTTTTAGAAGATGCTATAGACATTAGACAAATTAAAAACTTGAAATTAGCTAATCAAATGCTAAAAGTAAAACGTAAAGCAAAACAAAAAATGGATCAAGAGATCGCGCAGCAAAACATACAAGCTCAATCTCAAGCAAACATACAAGCTCAAGAAGCTTCAGCTTTATATGAAGTGCAGAAACACGAAGCAATGACTTCTTCTAAATTACAAATAGAGCAAGGTAAGGCTCAGTTTGAAATACAAAAACTAGAAAAAGAAGCTCAGATTAAAAAAGAATTAATGGAAATTGAGTTTCAATATCAAAAACAATTAGCTCAAATGGAAAAAGGATACATGAGCAGCAAAGAAACAGAAATAGAAGATCGTAAAGATAAAAGAACAAAAATGCAAGCTACACAACAAAGTGAAATGATTGCACAAAGAAACAATGACTCAGGCCCTGTAGATTTTGAATCAGGTAATGATAGTCTTGGTGGAATAAATCTAAATGGCTTTGACCTTTAGATAGTATTATTTATTAATTTTATATTATTATATTATGTCAGAAACAAAAACAAAAGAAGAAGTGGTTGCTTCTAATCCTATTGAAAAAGGAGAAGTAACTAATGAATCAAAATCAGATTACAAAGTTGATCTAAAAACTGGAACAACTAAAAAACAAGAAGCATCTACTATTACTAAAGTAGATTTAACAAAAAAACCAGAACAAGATGCCGTTCAAGTCGGAGAAACAAAGGAAGTGGTTGTGGGCGAACAAGCCGGAAATAGCCCTAAAGTGGACGAACAAATACCAGAGCCCAGCAAAGCTACTGAAGACTTTAAACAAATCCAAGAAATAACAAAAGAAGAAGTTAAAAAAGTAGAAAATGTTGTTGAAGAAGCTGTAAGAGACGAAAAAGTTTTAGGAAAACAATTACCTGAAAACGTTGAAAAATT